ATTAACATCTCCTAGCTGAAGGAACTGAGAGTTATAGTTAGAACTATAATCAAAGCCGTATTTAAGAACCACATCAGCGCCATTACCACCAATGATGGTGAAACTGATCTTCTTCAGGATCTTAATTGCTGTGGGAGAACCTAGATCGAAGTAGTTGGTGTAATAACTCATCCGGTAGGTGCTGGTATTGTCCAAGTGACCTGTGTAATAGCCTACAAACCCAGCAAAACCCAGAAGTAGCTCTTTTGCTCGATTAGAGAACAAAGCTCTAGGGACAAGAGTCCAAGTAGTGGCTCTAGCAGCTCCGTTAGGGAGAGTGCTTCTGAGATCAAAGCAATAAGTGATTCCAGACACAGGCAATGTCAGGATATAAAAAGCATTGTTAGTAGAATAACCAGCCTTGATGTCTGCCAATGTTTCAATATTAACAGCAGCTACTAGATCATCACGGACATTAGCACTAATATCTCGCAAAGGAGCAGATCTTTCCTGAACCACTCGCTTCATGGACATAACACCAGTATCGCTCAAGAAGATAATATCATCTCCAGTCACTTTGATGGAATCACGAGCACAGCAGCCAATACCGCTAACAGTATCAGCCAAAGACATATTCGTAGGGTCATTAGCGCCCTGATAGATCAGAATCTGTCTACGACCAAAGATATACAAATAATTATTATGAGCGGCTAAGCCTTGAATCTCATCAGCACCAGCAGGCCACACCTGAGCCACATTCAGTGACCCAGAAGAACCAGTATTGAGCACGAAACCCGACAAAAGATCAGAGAACTGAATGGTGTTCTTATCTGTGCTCGTAGAAGCACTCCAGGTGCGTCCATACGCGCTTACAACGCAATTTGCATTCTGTACCGTACCCAGGTATCCAGTCTTCTCAGAAACACGCCTAAACGTGGTTGCAGACACCGCAGGATCGAAGATTAAAGGATCATGTCCTTCTTGATACAGATAAAGGATTCCGTTCAGCGGAGCCATCTGCCAACGGTCGTTGCTAATCGTAGGAGCTACCCCACCACCACCATAGGTGAGCAAAGACAGGGTTGAACCGCTGAGTTTAAATAACTTATTGTTACCGGCAGCAACGATATACGAGGTTCCATCTGCGGCAATCAATTCACCGATTGACTTAACATTAGCGGTGCTTAAGTCAGCATTAGAGGAGTGCTTAGGAAGCCATCCCTTACGTGCTCCAATACGTCCAAATTTATCAATCACACAGTTAGAAGCAATGGTGGCGTAACCAGACTCCAATGCCACAGAGGAATCCTGGGTATTTACCCCCATGAATCCAGGGGCAGCAATACTGGAGGTAAGTAGTTGTTCAGACATTACGGATTCACCCAGACCACTTCTTCAAGGTAACGGTTACGCTCGATAGCCACAGCATCAGCCAAGGACAGACGATACAGTTGGTAAGCCTCAGAAGACAGAATACCTGAGTCCTCACCACGCTCAGCGATAGCCTTCGCATAAGCCAGCATGTTCACCAAGTGAGGAGGAACCAAGATACGATCCGTATCGCTAGACAAGTCCACTTGAGGAACAATCAGGTTAAACCGTAAGGTGTATGCTCCGTCAGGGATTGGATAGACATCAACCTGGGTGTCTCCATTAACGTCAACACCGTTGAAGTTATAATAAGCAGGAGCACCTTTACCGCTTTGAACCAACAAGAACTGTTTATCCATCCATACGGTAGCAGCATAGTTCATCTGCGTATCGTTGGTATCATTAAGAACGTCAATGACACGAAAGCGTGTACCTGAACCAGTCAGAATATAGTTAAATAGACTGTCAGTGGTGTTAGCCGTAAGCGTAGTGGTCAACGAGTTCCAATCATAGGCATCTTCAACCTCTCTCTTGGCATCATTGACATAAACACCAATCAGCTTGGAATAAGAGTTATCCTGCACAGAAGACACCGTAGGCTCACGGAGTCTAGTCAGTACATTATTGACCATATCAAGGTAGGTGGACATTTAGATTCCTTCTTTCTTAATCTGCTCAAATGTGCAGATGGTGGTAAACGTGCTACCGGCTTCAGAGGTAACCGTTATATAATCCCCTTCTTCCATCACCATGTAAGCCCCACCATCAATCTTTAGAAAGTCTTTAGAGCTAACAGCGTATTCAAACAGAATGTTTATATCAGCACTTGCGCTAACATCTCGCCAAGTAACTGTAATGTGTTTGGTGGAGCCAGTACCGTTCAAAGCATACAAAAGATTCCACTTGGCATAATACCCAACAGGAACTTTGTAGACAACAGTAGGGGTTGCAGCAGTGATATTACTACCTGCTGTGACTTCTCTCATTTCTTCTTGTTCTTCTTGTTAGTGGCAGTACGCTGACCACGAATGGGCATATTAGCCTCGCTCATGGCAATAGCGATAGCCTGTTTACGGTTCTTCACCACAGGACCGCCTTTACCGCTATGCAGAGTACCTTCCTTGTACTCACGCATAACCTTACCGATCTTCTTTTCGCTTTTAGTAGCCATGATTATTCCTTATGAGGATACCTTGTGAGAAACCGCTGCATAGATAGCCCCAAAGAAGGCTCCAACGATCAGGATAGGTTTAACAGCCTTAGCCAGCCACTCAAGAACCGTAAAAGCACCGGAGGCAGCATTAAATGCACCTACCATGTTCCTGGTATTTGCATCAATGGTGTCTACCTTTTGTTCTACTTGAACAAGCCTATCGTAGATCTCTTTGTGGCTAACTTCGTCCATTTATTCCTCTTTTGGCTCTTCTTTAGGTATTTGAGCTTCTGCTTGTTCTTTGATCTTCATCGCCAGAGGATAAGCACCTGAGCTGGTGGGAAGATCTCCGAGAACCTTCAAAATACCTTGAACTTCATTAATATCCAGACTGAGGGTAATATTCATAGTAAACTCCTGGTTAAAACCTAGAGCATACCACAAATTACCAAGGAAGTCCAGTAGCTGCGGTGGGATTCTTCTCAGCAGCGATCTTTGCAGCCAAGGCAGCTTCAGTGGCTGCTTTGTCCACGCCAGAGGCCCACACCCAGGCCAGAACAGCATTCTGTGTTAGAGAGTTATATGGAACCGCAGGAGTCCCTTCTGTCCAACCGCAGGTGGAATAGATAGAGGCAGAGAAGTCTCCATCCACTGCCGTGGCAGTCCAATGAGCAGTGGTTACGAAACCGTCAGAGGTACGGCGGTCGAGATTAGTGATTGTCCAGGTGATAGTCATGATTATTGTCCTTCAAGTTGAGCCACACGGGCACGGAGAGATTGGAGTTCAGCAACGATGTTGGCGATAAATTCAGCGGAACCATATTCCATCTGCTGCATCTTTTCACCATCCTTTTCACCCACCACACTGCCTGGGCTGACTTCTTGTACTTCATGTGCAATAAAACCAACGCCCTGAGCACCCGTTTCCTTCCAAACCCAGGTTTTAGGCTTGAGTGCGTCAATGAATGCACCACTGCCGGTAAGAGGTTGCGGGTTGTCCTTGAGTCGGTAATCAGATGAGGTATTAAAGGCGGTATTGGCCCCGTCCGTTGTAATCGATCCTCGCGCACCACCAGTGCCATCTCTAAAATAAACCTGATATCTTGTTCCACTCGTTGCGGAATTCCAAAGATCAAGAGCCTCAAAACCTGCGCTGTTTGTCTTAAATAACGGGCCAAACGTCCCAGATGCATCTACGGTTAATTTAGGCGACCAACCAATTCCTGCACCAGCAGTTGTAGTCGCAATCATGAAGTTACCGCTGGTGTCAAAACGGGCGCGTTCTGTGCCGCCCGTCTGAAAAGCAAGAATGTTTGCACCACCAGCGTTTAAGCTGGTAATAGATGAGCCGCAGATAATTGAAAAGTCTGCGGTTGCGCCGTTAGTGAAACTTGCAATCGTTCCCGTGCTTCCTGCAACAGAAAGACGGTTTGAGGGACTCGTAGTCCCAATACCCAGGTTACCGGAGGAGTCGAGGCGCATACGCTCCGTGCTGTTAGTGTAAAATGTCAATGGAATCGCTGCTGTACCATAAACATAATTCTGGTCTGATTTCCCGCCCAGATACAACGTGCTTGTTCCGTTTTTAACCTGAACATAAGTTTCTGCGGTTGAGCTAGAGCCAAAACTGCTGACCAAGCCAGACCCAGTTACATCCAGCTTAGCGGCAGGAGAACTCGTCCCAATCCCCAGCCCTGTGCTGGTTAGGCGCATTTGTTCGGAGCCGCTGGAAATGCCAAAAGTGATGTTATTGCTTGCAACACCACCAGATGAAGATGTAATTACAAAATCACCACTCGCATTGCTTCCAAGCCAGCCAACACTGCTTGACACAACCTGTATATCAAGCGTTTTGCCGTTGGCAGATTGCCGATTGAAAACACCAGCAACAGAACTTGCAGTACTTGAAGTAAGGGTCGTACCATCAAACGTCAGCGCAGAACCAGTGGTGACTACCTTGGAGCCGTTGAGGTACGCTACTCCGTTGGCTGTGCCGCCTGACAAAGTAGTCGTACTAGATGCTGAAAGAGTCGTGAAAGCACCTGTAGAGGCCGTGGTAGCCCCCACAGTGGTTCCATTGATAGAACCACCAGTGATAGCCACTGCGTTAGCTTCCTGGTTACCTAAGCCACCAACCAGCTTGACAACAGTGCCTCCGCTGTCTTTGGTGTACAATTTCTTGTCAGTTACGTTAACCGCAAGCTCACCTTGAGTCAAGTCTCCAGTGACAGGAACCGCAGAAGCAGTGCTGGAGTTTTTAGTTACGATAGTAGAAGCCATAGTTTTCCTTTAATATGTGCCGCCATTAATAGTGCCAGTGATCTTAGATCCTGCCAAAGTAGTTAACCACGTTGGGTCAGAATAAGATCCAGTTGAATAAAGTCCGTTAGTGACCGTTGCAGCATTACCAGTAACACTAATTCCCCACGTACCAGAAGCCCCTGTACCAGTCGGAGAAGGCACATCAGTACCAATCACCAATCCCAGATTTGTACGAGCACCAGAAGCCGTTGTAGACCCTGTACCGCCGTTAGCAACAGCCACAGTACCAGTTACATTGGCAGCATTATCGCTGATGTCACCACTAACAATCGAACCAGAAATGGAAGTCAACCACGTAGGATTAGAATACGATCCGGTAGAATACAATCCATTCGTAACCGTAGCAGCATTACCAGTAATCGATATACCCCAAGTCCCTGAAGTACCTGTACCAGTCAAAGGAGCATAGGTGCTTGCAGCCGTTGCGCTTGTAAGATAACCAGCAGAAGCATGATTACCCCAACCGTAGGCAGTATCTGCCTTAGTCCCTTGAGCAGCCGTAGCATAATCTGTAGAAGCAGTCGTAGCCGCTGTCCCTAAACCTAGATTAGTACGAGCCGTAGATGCACTGGTTAAGTCTGATAGATTACTAGCCTTCAACAACGAAGAACTTAACGTAGCAGCAGCACTGGCAGCACTAGCGGCTGCATTAGACTCAGAGATGGCAGCATTACTGGCGCTGGTGGAAGCACTAGAAGCACTAGAACTTGCGCTAGAGGCGCTAGAAGCTGCGTTAGAGGCACTTGTAGACGCATTAGATGCACTGGTGGACGCTGACGATGCACTAGAGCTGGCACTAGAGGCGCTAGCAGATGCTTCTGAAGCCTTTGTAGTGGCTGTGCTGGCACTAGAGCTGGCACTAGAGGCACTAGAAGTTGCGCTAGAGGCACTAGAGGCAGCGTTAGTCTCACTGGACAAGGCCGCAGCAGCCGAGGCAGCAGCAGCAGCCGCAGAAGCACTTCCTCCAGAAGCACTTGAAGCAGCAGAAGCAGCACTAGCGGCAGCGTTAGTGGCTGAGGTAGACGCAGAAGCAGCATAACCAGCCGCTTCGTCAGTCTTCTGAATAATCAGTTCTGCTGCGTTTGCTGCGTCATCAGTAGCATCTCCTGAGCCTCCAGGACCACGGTAGATTGCCATTTAGACTCCAAACAATTTGTTAGAGATTGTCGTATCCGGTACATACTTAGTCTGATACCAGGACTCCAACGGACCAGCAACATTGGCTGGGGTTGTTGGGAACAATCTGTTGTAATTCTGTTGCACTTGCTGGAAATAAGAAGCATCGTATGGATTCATACCGCTGTACGTGCCTGTAAAGGGCGTAGGAGCCTGAATTGACGGCATAGCCATACCGCCCCCAGTACCGCCTCCCGTAAGTCCTTTAGCAGCCGCTGTTAAAGCACCAGCGCCGCCGAACAACCCAGCCCCTAGTTTAAGAAGCTGATAAGCCTGCTGAGGAGTCAAGTTCTTAGTTGCTTCTTGTACTGTACCTGGTACAGTTACTGTAGTTCCAGTAGGGTTATCTGCTCCAGCAACGCCAGCGCCTTCAGTAGCGGTAGTCTCTTCCATTCCGCTTAGGTAGTTAGCGCCACCTGTGTACGTACCCGTAGGATTCTCAGCACCTGCTACTCCAGCTCCTTCAATGGCTGTAGTTTCTTCCATACCAGCAAGGAAAGGATTCTCTGGAGGAATAACAGGCTCAATATCTTGGGTAGTATCAGCCAAAGGTCCAGCATCAGCAGAGAAATAATCAGGCTGAACAACTGAAGACTCTATTGCAGGCAAAGGAGTAGCTATAATATCAGGGGTTGGTATAGCAGCTCCAACTGTTACACCTTCAGGAACAACAGGTTCAAAAGCAGCAGCTATGTCTTCAATTGGAAGATTTCCACCGTATACGTCCTGAAAACCGGAGGTAGCTGCATTAAGATCTACTTCAGGTGTTGCTGCATTTCCTAATGCACTTAAACCTTGACTAATAGCCGCTGATTTAAGAATATCTTCAATGTCTCCGCCTTTAGAAATAGTGTTAACTGCTGATAACGCAGTGCCTACTCCCGGTAAAGCTAAATTAGCAGCAGGAAGCCATACAGGAGCGGTTTCCTGTGCCATCTTGACAATATCATTTAAAATATTACCAAAAGCGCTACTACCAAAGAATCCACTACTATTGCTGCCTGTTTGGTAAATCTTAGGACTATATCCTGTTATCTTACCAGAAGCATCAGCCTCAAAAATAGCCTCATCAAATACGTTATTGTCAGCCCGTGAACGGATTCTATATTTACCTGTTGGTATTTGTTCGGTAATAGGGATTTGTGTGCCTATTTCGTCTTGCCAATAGCCTGTTGTTTTTGTTTGAGTAATCGGAATAATATTCCAGTCATTCCCAAAAGGATATAACTTACCATTCATAAACAACATTTGGCTTCCTGCGTTTACAGGTTGGCCTGATTCAGGATCAATAATCAGTGTTTTAGGTGGCTGATCTGTATAACCAGTAGCGGTATAACCATTTTTTCCATAAGTATACGGATAGGCAGTAACAAGTTTAGCGTTACCTGCTTTAAGAGCATCAAGAATAGCAGGAATACCGGGAGAAGACGGTGTATCAATTCCGTTGGTGTTACCTAAAGTGTATTCCATCTTACTCTTCTTTAGTTTTGGGTTTCTTCTTCGGCTCTTCCACTACTTCAATAACTTCTACCCACTCAGGGTTATCACGGAAACTCTTGATGTCCCCATCTTGCGTCACCACAGCGTAGCGATTGGGATCATCATTATCAATCATCTTAAATGTAGCCATTGTGTTTCCTTTCTGAAAAGCCCCGTAGGGCTCTTTAAAAAGGACTCCATCCTTTTGAGATGGAGCCTTAGGGGGTGCAAGCTTAAGTCTTTGTTATAATTAAGCCAGAACGATCAGCGGAACACAGTTCTTGTCACGCAGCTCAGACACGCCATACAGCGTATCAGCGGTGAACAAAGTACCCAGGAATTCCTGCTTGTACTGCGTCTGCGAACGGATGCCCAGTTGCTCAACCAGAACAGCAAAGTCACGCTGGAACAGCAGAGCCACTTTGTCGGGAGTCGCAGCAGCGGTGGTATCGCAGTTCGTAGAAACGAACACTTTCACACCGTAGATGTCACCAAACTCACCGTTCATCAGGGTAGAACCCGTGCCTTTGAAGGCTTGCTCGGTGAAGCGGTTGATACCCAGCATGCTGTTACGAGCAACCGGGGGAACAACCAGAGCACGACCGTCCATAGGAACATCGTTATCGTCCAACACTTGGATAGCCTTACGGATACCCTGGTCAGCGATAGCAGCAGCGTTGGAAGTGCCGTAGGTGTAAGCAGCGCCGGTAGAACCGATCAAACCGCCAGCGTATTGCTGGTTGCCAGCCGTACCACCGTTAGCGCCACGACCCAAAGCGATCAGGCTGGTGTCAACTTGCTTAGCCAGAGCGTAGCCAGCATCTTCCGTGTAGAAACCGCGCAGGCTCGACAGAGCTTGAGCTTCCACGATGTCCTCGATCAAACGCGAGTACTCGTAGTGGTTGTTGATCGACACTTGAACTTCGGTGTTGCTCTCAGCAATCAGGGTAACAGTGTTAGCAGCAGCCTTGGCAGAAGCAGAACCACGGGTGGGGCTAGGAATGTGAATCGTGTCACCTTTCTTGCCCTTGAAGTTCATCTTCTTAACCAGGTTAGCCATCACCAGGTTTTTCTTATACGCAGCAATAATCTCATCACTCCATACCTCAGGAATGAAGTTAGCTGCGCTAGTGGTAGTTACGGCATTTGAGCCGGAAAAAGTCGTTGCCATTTTATAAAGCTCCTAAAAATTGATTATCGAACACGCCCTTCGGCGTATGCTTTCATGATTTCTGGCTGAAGCTGTTCATAACGATCAGGATCAGTCATCTTTAGCCGGATTAGGTCAGCACGGCGATAGACTTTGGCTGAAGACTCTCCAGTACCTCCAGTGTCAACGGATGCAGCCTTGAGATTCTGTTTAAGAACCTGTTTGCCCACATCAGCGGTCTGCTTGGCTTTAACACCACGAATCTGCTTAAAAGTACTCAACAATTCATCGGCAGCTTGAAAATCGTATTGACTGTCTGCCATAGCAAACATGTTCAAACGAATCGGAGAGGCTTTAACCCACTCCTGGAACTCACCATCCCCTACCACTTCTGCAAAATCAGGATGCTTCTGTTGAAGCAACTGCTGAGTCTGCATCTTCTTGAACTGTTGTGCAGCTTCACGAGCAGCGATAATGTCTGGATGAGTCTCAACTGCTTTTTGAACCGCTGTTTTCGGATCTTCAAAGAAGTCAATCTCTGTTTCTTGTTTAGCAACTGGTTGCTCTTTATTGAGGTTCTGCTGAATTAGCTGGTCTGCGAGCTTACGCATCTCCCCTACTTCTTGTGCCTGCCTTCCAATCAGCTTTTCAGCCTCTTGGTGCATCTTCACAATATCCTCCAGACTCTTGCCTGAGTATTTCTCAGGAATCTTGGGAACTTCAGGTTCAGGAGTTACCTCCTCTTGAATCTGCTTTTGCTCTTCAGCCTCGATCTCACTCGGCTTCTCAATTTCTTCGTCAATCAATGCCATACTTACCTCTCCTGCCGATAAACGGTTCTAGGAATATTTATAGAATGGAACGGACTAAAAGTCTTCTGTTCCGTTTTGTTTGCGCTCAACAGCTAATTTCTCAGCCCTCTTACGCTCCCATGCGTCATAAGCTGTGGGGAATTGACCTGTAATCCCTTCCAACTTAAACATGGGTGTTGAGATTATGCGTTTAGCATCTTGTGAGCAGATTGGGCAAGCCCTTACTCGGATACTATCGTCCACATAAGCCTCGGTTACGTGATAATCCTCACAGCAGAACTCAAACAATCGTTTCATGTTGGAGCTCCTCGTAAGCCTTCTCACATATCTCCTTGCGCTGGAGAACCAGATTAAGAATATCTAACTGTCCTTTACGGAAATAAAGATCTTGTGTGTCCGCGACAGTAGATAAATCGTTTAAACTAGCCTTCAATGCTTGGAAATCTTCCATCAACAATGACCACCCTTTGGTAGCCATCATCGAAAACATCTCTTCGTAGTAAACTTGTAGTTCTTTGTCCATTAGGAGAACTTAGTAGTTAATAATAACGTTAATTTAACATAAAAGGACTACTTTGTCAAGCCTTTTTTGCTCTATTCATCATTTGTAGGGTCGCAATACGCTCATTTGAGGCAATATCAGCGGCTTTTAGGTTAACTTGCTTCTCTTTTAGCATCACGTCAGCCAGTTTTAGGCGCTTTTCAAAGTCTCCACCATTGTCCAGGTTTGTTGCCGCAGCCTGAATGATGTCAACTCGGTGCTTTTCAGGCAGGAGTTGGGCCTCAATCATGGTCTTTTGGGCCTCTGCCTGCTCTTTAGTGGCCTTAGCACTCAATTCCTGGGTCTGAGCCTGTTTCAGGGCCATATCCATCTGCTGAGCCTGCATAGCAGCCTGTTGAGCTTCAGGATTAGGCTGACTCATCTGGTCCAAAGCAGTCATCAGCTCACCTCGGTTGGACAGAGAACTGTTAGCCAGGATACCTTTCAAGATAATCGGTAGCACCGGGGTGTCCGGTCCGAGGGTTTGAAGCAATGAGCTGTTGTTGCTCATATTCACGAGCCATAATCCCTAGATTACCTGTGGGAATGAAGTTCATGTCCACAGAAGGATAACGCTCAGGGTCAAACTGCATATAACGGAAGGCAGCTTTCTTGATGAACGGAATCAGGAAGTCTTCCTGGAAGTTGCTCAAGGTACGCTTGTACTTCTTGATAATTCCAGCCAATACCATGCTCATGCCACTAGCACCAGCGTCCCGAGGAGCCTGAGTAGGCATACCAGAAGCGTCCACCGTACCCGTAGCCTGCAACAGCATACGCTCAAAGTTCTGAGCCGCAGCAGCGTTGGTTCCGTCAGTGCGCCCGAAATTGAACGGCATCAGGATCTCTGACGGTGCTCCGTTGGTCAGGATTGCCTTACCGGGACGAACCTCGAACTTAGCCCCACGAGGCAGTCGGGTAGCATCCATAGCCACCATAGGGGCGGTGGTCAAGGCCATAGAGTCCAGCATAGAGCGATACTGGCTATCAATAGCCTTCTGCATGTTATAAGCTTTCTCAGCCGTCCCACGACCCCAGAAGCGCCCAGGAACCGTATCGTCTTGATACGCCACCACAGGACGATCTTTCATCATGTACGGAGAAGCTTCAGCTTTCAGCAGGATACCGTCATTGGCGATCACCACAATGGCTTCAACCAAGTTACAGTATTCGTCAGCCTCAGAACCTTCAGGGAACAGCTCTTCGTATTCTTTCTCTTCGCCTTCTTCCAGATACTCACGAGGAACCAGACCATAATACGTCAACAGCTTGACCTTATCATCCTGGTACTGAGTCTCGTCTTGGGTGGGTTCCAGTTCCTGTGTGCCGTAATCAGAACCAATGTCAACCTTCTTATAGGTTCCATTCTCCATGTTCTGAACTACTTTGTGGATGGAGACATACTTCTCAATTGCCACTCCGAGCGCATCTTCGATGCTGTCCGCATTGGGATCAATCAGGAAGTTACGGGGATTCACCGGCTTCAGCGGAACACTGATTCGAGTATATTCCTCAACACCGATAGCCGCTGTACCAGCCACGCCAGGGATCGGCTTAGTAGCAGGACGGAAGGCAGTTACTTCCTTGACAAGAATCTCACCAATGCCAGTACCGTAGATCTCAGCCATGAGTTCAACAGCATCAATAGCTTTGATAATCTTGTCTTGTTTAAAATCTTCATTCAGTTTTGCTTTGATTTCTTCAACATCAAGAGGATTACCGTTCACATCCATGATGTCGTCTTTGATGTCAAAGAACTCACCTTGACCAAAGATAGCTTCCATGACCTCAGCGTGCCTAGTCTCTATAGCCTGCTGCGTTGCAGGAGACACCAGACGACTACGCTCAGTCTCTCTTGTCTTATCCAGAGCACTCCAGCGACCACGAAAGATACGCTCGTACTCGTCCCAGTCAGCTAGAAAGTTAGTGTCACGGTAGTCACGCCAACGGTTGGTATGCTCGATCACAAAATCAACAAGCTCTCGCTCGCTTTCTGTGGGTTCCTCGTAGCCTTCTTCGTATTCGTTATCGTCCATTGTGTTTCCTTACCATTTAACTTTGTTGGCAACCGCAGCGCATAGTTCTGTAAATTCTTCTACAGAAAGAGTGCCACGCATCATATTTATCTTTTTATGTACAAGCTGGATGTTTTCTAAAAAATATCCTTCATTGTTATTAATACGATCAATAGACGCTGTGTGATCCCATCCTATTTTACTCCAGCCGATTGACAGTCCAGAAAGAGCACAAACTTCATTCTGTTCTTCATACAATTCATTAATCTGTTCAGGTGTTAAATCCCAAGAGTATCCCCGTACAAGAGCACTTTTTGAAAAAGCCTCGTACCAAGCAAGACGAACTGCCCCGACCATTCCTGAGGCTTTATTAGTTTTATTACTACAAGCCTTACAAGGTTGTTCTATATTATGAGCACCAATGCAATAATTTCTGCGCAGATGCGTTATTTGATTATTACACTGGGGACAATAACGAACCCATCGATTGTTTTCGTTTTTAAAAACCGTATCAGGAACTTCTAAAGGAAATGGCATTATTTACCGCCCCACTTCACGCGGTCAGCCCACCACGCCGCAGACATCTTCCCCTTGGCGATATTCTGTGCGTGTCGAGCCTTGAAAGCCTTGTTACGGGCTGATCCTTCAGGAGAACCTTGTACGCCTTGCTGTCCAAAGCGAATTGTTTTGATTTCATCGCCATCCTTAGCCACAACAATGTGACTTTTTGTAGGATGGTTTGGCGTTCTCTTTGGTTTGTTGTAACCACTAACACCAGCACGAGCAAGTCTTGGATCAGTAGCCATTCTTTTTCTTTCCCTTCTTGGCGGTCTTGGCAGAGTCCTTGAAGTCCTGAGCC